AGCGATGGACAGTGTCCTTTTTTTTCTAATTTCGAAAACTTTTGGCAACGCGTAAATGGCGCGGACAAATTACCTGATTATTTTTATATTGTATCTGATAAAATATCCCATTTAGAAGCGAAGGATAATAAAACACTAAATATATTCAACTTGTATTTTACCTGGAAACAAATCCTTCTTAATTTATCCGATCATTTCGCGAATGAGTTTTACGTTTTTTTCTTGATGAACGATAAAGGTGGGGATAAAATTGAAATAGAGTCAACACTGAACTTCAATCAACTACCAAAAATTGACATGCCTGCTGATAGCCTCAGCATTGCTTACAATCTTATTCAGAAACTTGATTTTGAAGATCTACATAAGTTAGAGCGCCGTTCAGTTATGCGTGCAACTCTTTATGAATTAACAAAATCAATGAATAAGGATAGTAATCTATTAAAACCCCTTATGGAACAAACCGTTACATTTAGCAAAAAATATAATGAGCTATATGAAATATATACCAAGCGATTTTCGGTAAATAAACTTCTTAACGAGCTGGATGAAAAAAGCTTAGAGTTTACATCAAAAATAAATGAATTTATTTCCTCAAGTCAAACAAAAGCACTTACGATACCAGGAGCATTAATTGCAGTAGGTGCGTTAGCCAAGGCCGATGCCCCTCTTGAAGCAATTATCATTATTGCAGGGTTATGGATGATTAAACAAGTTAACAATTCCTCGAATGAAGTTTACAGAGAGGCATTTATAGCCTTGAATAATAGACTAAATAATGCTTTCAAAAAATACCTTACCTTTCACAATGAACTTGAAGTAAAGAAAAGCGCCAGCGATATAAAAGAAGAGCTTTCAGATTTAATTAATAAATCCAGCATTAGATTAAGTACTATTGACAGATTGGCATCTATGATGTTTTGGGGCGGAGTGGTTTACCTCATCGTAAAACTCTCTAATAATTACCACCCTAAGATAATAAACTTTATCGAGTTTACCGTTACTAAATTATGCCAATATATTGCCCCATGAGTGACATGGGGCATAGTTAACTACTCATTTAAAACTGACATTAAACCATCAAGAAAACCTAAAGCATTTTGAATTTTCTTCCTGATAGTTCCATCAGAACACTTCTTCTTTTTGGCTATCATTCTTAGAGAAATCCCGATAACGAAGTGAGCAATTATTATTTCATACTCTTCTGGTTTATACTTGCGTAATCGAGCTACACAACCGTCAATCATGATCCCTTCATCATCATCGCACTGTAGACGTGATTTTTTGCCGTGTGGCAGTAGCCCTTTAAATCCAGCGGCAACTGGTTGCCAGTCAACTCCATTACCGTCAGCTGCAGCCCACGCTCCCCAGCGGTCTAATACTTCGTACATATCACGCATTTAATTCTCCATACACTCATGCTTTTAAAATGACACCAATACCCATTACCCGATCCAGAAAACGGGCCCACAGCTCTAACTGCGTTCCGTATTTCTGTTCGAATACTGAGACGTCGGCATGTAATTCATCGTGATGCACTCTGCACAGCGGTATCACGAAGAGATCATGGGCCTTTGTTGCGGTACCTCCCAGACCATGCCCTATTATATGGTGTGGATCGTCTGATGGTTGCCTACAGCATTCACAAGGCTGTGTTTTTACCCACCGGGTATATTGCTGGCATTCCCACCGTCGGCGCTTAGGCCGGAGCATAAACGACTCGGGGCTATCGGGATCAATTCGAAGACTCAGAATCGGCTTGTGAACCTCCTGCGGGTGCTGGGGATCGATGTACCTGATATTCTCTGCAGGCCAGGTGTGCTCAACGAGATCCTGCAGCATATCAGCCGCGGGAAACGACGGGACGATGTCGCTTTCTTTGTACACCGAGAGAAACGGCTCAACGGGTAGCCTCAAGGCATGTTGAGCCATCGTCTCTGTAATCGCATCTGCAATGCCGGATTTGACCGCCCACCAGCAAAGCTCAGCCATAGATAACTCGCGTTCTTTGTTATATCCCAGACCGATCAGCACGGTATCGATTACCCACTGGACCACATTCTGGTAAGCCAGCTCGGAGAGCGTCTCCGTCGTTTGTTCACGTAACTCATTATCGCAATGCCAGCAAACAACTAATGCGCCAGGAGGATGGCGCATAGTGACGAATTCATGGTGATGATAATGTGAATGCGGGTACTGGCACTGTTTAACGTTATGCATCAGCCAGGCCTCAAGCGCATTAATGCCACCAGCTGCATTAATGACTCTTTCATCCCTCATGAAAAAGCGAAGAATATCAAGATCCGCAAGAGGCTGGCGCGCATCAGGGATCCGGCCGGTTGGAATGTTTTTCATCCTTTCAGGCTGACGCTCGATCAGGACACGACCGTTAGCAAAAAGATGCATTAGTTCTCGCCCTGGCTTAAACAGCACAACGCCGAGACGTGGCACAATTTCCGGAGTAAGCAACGCTCGCACAATACCCCCTAAACCGTCATATCTTTTAGCTTCTGCACGGCTTTTCCTACTTCAGCCATAGCATCTACGAACTCGTCAAACTTCCTGCTGGCCATTCCGTAAGCCTGGAGAATTTCCAACTTCAAGGGATCGAGCTGCTTCTTAATTTCTGCACGATCCCCGGCTTTTTTCTCCGCTTCCTCTGCCGCTTTGATCAAGGCATCAGCCTGTTTACGCAATGCTTCCGGGGTTACTTCGATCTGTTTATTCATTTTGCATTCCATCGTCGGCTGAGGAGGTGTCATAACGGGCGCCACAGACTGGTGGCCATATTTCGGGTGGTGCAAGGTTGTGGACCTTCCATCATCGATTACGCAGAGCATCCCGCTTTCCCGAATAATTTCGATCAGGGTCTCTTTGTCTTTACGATTGAGGCCACTGTACGCCGCCACTTTGTGGGTAAGGTGGGTTAGCGTGGCGCCCTCGGGTTGCCTTTCAACAAAACGCTTAACCCGTGAGAGAACTGGTTGCAGATATGGGGGCGTAACTCTCACTGAATACCCCCGGAAAGCGCTTTGTCATGGGTATATTCACCATTCCAGGACTGCTTCATCGGCAGTTGTCCCTTGAGGTATTTACGATATAACCACACTGCCCCATCGCGCAGTAGGACAGGTTGATAGGTCGTGAAACTGGCGGCCGAGCTCGGGGAAACCTTCGTGCTTTTCTCAGTGAGATATTTATCCCTGACCTGGGATCTGACTCGCCATTGCGCATGATTACCGTTAGGGTTGTCATCGTAGAGCCAGTTTGCGCACTGCAGGAATGCGCTGACTTTGCTTACGTTTACCCCATTCAGACGTTTGCAGAACTGGACCGGGGATAAGCCGTCAGTAAACAGGTTCTCAAGGTGATCGATGTACTGCGCCTGACGGTGACTTAGCGCCTCAATCTTCTGACGGGCTTCATACTCATCCGCCCATGCTCTGGCAGCCAACGCAGGGTTTGAAAAATCAGGATGTGAAGATGTGGTGGCTGATTTGGCCAGTTGCTCGCAAGAAATGAAGTAGCGTCTTACCTGGCGGCCTTTTTCATTGCGTTCAACCATCGCCAGCTCTTTACCCATATCGATGGTGACCATGTAATCCATTGCCGGGCGGCCGCCGAGTGGGTTTTCGCCCGAACTGGCGATAACTGTATAATCGATGTTTTCCGCAAAACCGTACTGGCTAATACGAGACTTGATCCAATTGCTGAAATCGCGACCGACTTCAAGAAATTCATGCAACCGCCTGGCGCTGACCAACGATGCTTGCTGTTCGCCAATAGTGCCCTGCATTACCGGGATAATTTGATGTAATTGATGATCGACAGGCGCAGCTACGCCCATAACATGGTTAGCCATATTTATCTCCATACACTTTAACGTGACGATCGGGCCTGCACGCCCGTTTCGTTTGCACACCTTGAGATTAATGCTAAGTTGCATAGACTTCAACCTACCACTGAACAAATATCCAGCGTTTTTTCATACGCCGATATCGTGATTTCTACCCGCCCTCCCTTGACGTTTTCACCCCACTCAATGGCCATCCGCTTAACCTGGCTGTCATCCTCCCAGATACCAGCAAACGTCAGAGCGTCGAACAGCGCCTTGTTATAGTTGTCCAGGTCTCGCCGCCGGTAGTCCGGCGGGTAAAGCATTATTTCTACGGTTGCTGGCGCAGAGGAAGGTTTAGGTATTGTTCGCAATTGCTCAATGACCGCTACACGCACCGCATGCTTAAACTTGCGGCCTGCCGCACTGACAAGAAGTTTGCCTTTTGCGGGCCCCTTATTTGGGGATCGCCAGTAGGCATTCACGCTGGGCGGAAAAGGAAGTAAAAATTTCATCACTCCTCCAGAACAATTTTTAGTTCGAAAGGCACGTCTCCACCGCAATAGCAGAGTTGCCCCAGGTCAGACATGAGACTCCAAAGTGTCATTGCTGAATAGCCGTCGTCGTCTGTCGCCGGCGGCACAAAATCACCAAATATTCCAGATGCGCGAGCACGATTTTCGTCGTGTTGGCTTTTCAAATGCCTGAGGGCTACGTCATAAAGCCTCACCTTTACGATGCTGTTGAGGTTAACTGATACCTCCCTGGTTAAAAGCGAATTGGTGATGCTGATACCGCGGGAAACCCCGCGGGTAATCTTGATGGCCCCTTTTCTCTCCAACGCCTTGAGATGGGTTGCCGCCGCATTGGGGGACCGGCACCCCAGCATGCCGGTCAGTTCGTAGGTGGTCGGGGGGAAAACCATGCTTACGCTGGTAATCGATCAGGAGGTTCAGAACCTCCTGCTGCCTCAGTGTTAACTTCATCATGCGGCCCGCTCCTCTTTGTTTACGCACATCTCAGGCAAATTAGCCCTCACCAGCGCCTCGGCGAACGGTGGCGGCACGGCGTTGCCACAGCGCGCAACTTGCTTGTCCTTCGCGTACTTCACACCGCGGTAGTCCCGGTCGATGATGTACCACTCAGGGAAGCCCTGGGCGCGGTAGAGCTCATGCGGTTGCAGCATGCGCATCCCGATATCTACGATGCGGTACGTCACGCCATCGATTTCAACCAGGCCGGTACTATCCGGTCCGCAATACTCTTTCAGGAACGCCAGCACCTGCTGAGCACGCTCCTCGTCGTAGTCCTCGACCGCCAGTGTCGTTTTAACTTCTCCCACATGCTGGCCGCCGGCGGTGACCGTAGGCATCGGTTCGTCAGCTCGCTGGCCGTCACGGCAGGTTCCACGCAGTTTGACCAAGTGAGATGAGACTATTGCCGCGTCGGCTTTAGTGGTCATCGTTTGCAGCGGTTCATTTACATCACGCGGGCGGCTCTGCCCTGCTCGTCCACCAACACCAACAACCTGAGCCGTCACCAGTGAATGATGATCAACCGTCGTCACAGAGTGCGCTGGCTCATCCAGCCCTACGCCCGGCCCGGAATAGTTCCCGCCGTAGTGTTTCGCAAGGAACGCGCTAACCGTCGCAAATTTATTACCGCCGGCGGTGACAGTGCCAAGAGGATTGTTCAACTGCAGCACGCGCGGTTCTTGCCCGGGGCGTTCGCCGTAACCCATCTGAATCAACGTCGGCACCACCAGCTGCGATTTACCGCCGCCGCCCGCGGTGATCGTCGCGCTGGGCTCGTCCACCCGGTGGCCGATGCTGCCACCAAACTGGCGAGCAATGATTGGTGTCAGTAACAAATGTTCATTTTTGCTTGTAACTGTTGTAAGAGGTTTTTTTGCGTCATAAGACATACGGTCACCGCCGAATCCCGTCTGCCCAATCCTCGCAATGTAAGGTGTGACCAGACAGGAGCGGGACTCTTTCAGGATGGTATGTGCTGGTTTATCCAGTGGCCGTGGCTTCGCCTGGTACTCGCTGCCGCCATTTCCGGCCAGGAAGGGCGCCAACTCAGCTTCAACGATACCGAGCGCGTGACCATTTCCCCCCGGGCGTTTTGACGTGCCGGCGGTCACCGTAGGTACCGGATCGGTAACTGGCTGCCCGGTGGCGCCTGTGCGGAATTTTGTCAGGTGCGGTACCGCGATTGCGTACCCATGAGTTTTGGTAATCGTGTGTAAAGGATCGTCCAGGGCCTGCCCCCGAAAACAGTCGTATTTGCCACGAGTCGTTGTGTGGTTGCATTTCACAATGAACGGATCCGTGCTGTCGATAACGAAGCGCTGAATGCCGCGGGCGATGCGTTTGAGCGTATTCTCTGCCAGCGGCTTTTTGCGGTCGAATATCGATCGCGCAGCAATAGTCCAGTCGATGCATTCCGCCGCGGTGCGAAACGGCGCCAACTTGCCTGCCTGCACTGCCGGAGATTTCGGATCCCCGTGTGTAGCCTCAGGCCAGACAATAGGCTGATCATCACGACGCATCACCATGAAGAATCTTTTCCGGATGGTTGGGGTTCCGAGGTCAGATGCGCGCAGTTCGCGGTAATCCAGATCGTAGCCAAGCCCGGCAAGCAGCCGCTGGGCCTGCTTGCTTTCCGGCGACAGCTCCAGAAATTCGCAGCACTCCACCAGCGCGGGATGATCTGCAGGAATGCCGGTTGTCAGCATGCCGACGAATGCCTGGAATGTTTCGCCAACGCGCGCCGGGTCCGGCCGCATTTCTGCCGCCAGGAGCGGGCCCCACGTTTTGAACTCTTCCACGTTCTCCAGCATCATAACGCGCGGGCTCACATCCAGCGCCCAACGGAGGACGATCCACGCCAGCCCTCGGATGGCTTTCTCTACCGGCTTCGCCCCTTTCGCCTTCGAGAAGTGGCGGCAATCTGGCGAAAACCAGGCGAGACCTACAGGTTTACCGCTGGTGGCCGCTAAAGGGGATACGTCAAACACGCTCTCGCAATAGTGCAATGTGTCAGGATGGTTAGTGCGGTGCATGGCCACGGCGTTTTCGTCGTGGTTAATGGCAATATCAACGCTGCGGCCGATCGCCATTTCTATCCCGGTAGATGCCCCGCCGCCGCCAGCGAAATTATCAACAATCAGCTCACGCATGGCTCACCCCCTGCATGCTTTCAACCAGTCCACCAGCAATAGCGATGATTTCACTGGTGGGCATACGCTCCAGCCAGAGCTGATTAATATGTGCTTTCAGCTTGTTTTGATGGGACAACTCCATGCCTTCGGCTCCTTCAACCTGTCGAAACAACAGCCCTACTTCCAATGGCCAGATACGTGAATCCGTCTCCGGTAATTCCGCAGGTGCTGTAGGTGGTTCTACTGCTGTCGGCTGAGGATTCATTTGTGCTGGAATATTGCCAACAGCAAACTGTGCAAGTCTCATAAATGCCCGGCCTTTAGCTTCCAGGTCAGAGCGGTGGATATAACTAAATCTCTCGCCTCGCCAGGTTTTATCAAACACGGCGACCGCCGCCCCAAACCCAGCAGATGATTCCGACGGCTGACCTTTTTCCGGCCTATACCAGTCAGGCAGATCGAAGCTGATCCGGCCACGGATAAACGCGATATGATCTGCGCCTTCAGGCCACCAGACTTCACCAGTCGCCGCCTTGATCAGGAAAACATACCGACCGCCCAATTCACGCATTGCTAGCGTGTGGGCCATGATGTTTCTCATTCCGGTGACAGCCTGGCTTTCATGGTATTGAGATCGGCTATAGGGAGGGTTTGCATAGGCCGCGCCGCCGAGTTCTTTCAGGCGCTCTGACCAGTTCTGTGTCAGCGCATTAATTTCAGAGGTGTACCAGGCCGGGCACTTGGCGTTGTCATCCTCTGCAAACAGATCAAGGACAAACGGCCCAAACAGCGCGTTGATACCCCACCACAGCTCATCCGGCGAGCGCCACTGGTCACCGACCCATTTAAGTTTGTGAAAAGGCATTTTGCGCAGATCATTAAGCGCCTGGCAGTATAGGGAGATTGTTGGCTCTTCTGCCGTCACCATTTCTTGAGTATCCAGATTCACAGTTTCCCCCTCTGCTGTTCGGCTGAGACCATTAGCCGTAAAAAGTGATAACGCTGCTCAAAATTGAACAAATCAGCTGTCAGAAGTGCATGTTTACGCCGGAATAACGCATCGTCTTGCCACCAACGGCGCCAGTTGCCCAGGCAGTGCCAGCGCTGGAAAGCGCGAATTAATCGGAGCACAGGTCACCTCCGCAGTAATTACCGGCCAGCATGGAAACTCCGCCAGTATTCGTCCCACTTTTGGCATTGCGCATATAACGCTCTCTGGATTTAACGCTGCAGTTTGAATCGCACAGCTGCTGCCAGACCGTCGCCGCCCGGCGGAAGTAGCGCCGGCTTTCCAGGCTCCTCGCCACCAGTTCCAGATTGCGCATTGCTTCTGAGGTATCCTCTGGCTGGATTTTGTCATTTCCTTCAGGGCTACCGACGACACGATAACGAAATACACTCGACGTTTCGGCACTCGCCAGACGGCCCTCGTAATACATGCGGTGTACCGCGTTCTTCACAGACATGGGGTTGCACTGAGGGAAGGCTGCAATGATGTTCCGCATCATCACCCCAGGGTTTTTCTCGATAAACTCGAATGCCGATTTAGCAATAATCATCCCCGAAACCCCGCTGGAATTGTGTTTTGTACCGGGCTAACTGAATTGATATCCCGTGGCTTGTTTTTTTCCCATGCCTCTCTTGGCGGCCGGCCTTTAGCATCCCAGCGGATAGCGCTTTGCAGATAGCCTTCGAATTTTTTTGGGCCAAAGAGCGTCTCAGGTCGCATGTACTGGTATTGCTCGTCGTTTTCATGCCAGTGCTCATGCTTCAGGTCGATTACCAGTTTCAGGTCGCTGACGGCATGTCCATCGCGTAGACGGGCACGGATGTTTTCCAGGGAGGATTTTGATTTCTGGAAACGGGAACCGCTGACCTGGTTCAGGTGGGCCAGAACTTCGATCGCATGATCGGTAATAACCACTTCAGGATCCGGCTTATCGTCGGGATCCGCAGGAACCCGACAAGAAGGTTTTTTAGATGACGGATCTAATGACGGATCTAATGACGGATCGCCTTCAACCATTGAGGGGTCCCCCCGCAATATTTGAGGGGATGCAGACCCATTATTTGAGGCCTCAGATTTTGACCCTTCAAATTTTGAACCCTCAATTTCTGAGGCCTCAAATTTTGATTGTTCCTTAGGAGGCGAATAGAAAATTTTTGCCTCTGCAGCTGCACGCTCCAGCATGTCTACGTTTAGTTTGTAGACGTTCGAGTTATTCTTCCCACCAACCCGGCGCTCTTGTTTCTTCAGCCACCCTTTTGCTTCCAGTTTTTTAATAGCGCTGCGTACAGTATTCTCACTCTTGGCACCGATCTGGCGCTGTATAGTGGTCACAGCAGGCCAGGAAACGCCTTCATCGTTGCTGAAGTCAGCCAGGCGGGCCATGACCGCTATTTCGGATATGATTAGGCCTTTGAAAGCGCATGCTTCCCAGACCAGACCGTGTAATTTACTGCTCATGGCTGCCCTCTACTTCCCTGAACTTGCGTTGAAACTGATCGAGTGGGCTGAAACATTCGTGCGGATACCCTTCTCGCAGGTAAATGACACGCCGTGTCTCAGGCTCCCAGCGGATGACTCTGACGGGTTTTCCGTAGTGATCTTTAAACTTTCGTTTAACTTCTCGCATAGCGATTTAGCCCTCCGGTTAAAGACCCCCGCAACTCCACGCGCCCGGCTGTGGTTACATTCGACCCACTTCCCGCATACCATGCGTTCATACCGAAACGACGAAACACCCGGGATCGGGTACATCCGTAGTTGCGGTAAGTGAGGATTTACGATTAAATTGCTCATGCGGATCATTTCTCCATACACGTTGATTTATCTGCCACGACGCCCGGAGCTGCACACTCGCGGGCGTCACTCTTTTCTGGTTGACAGAAGACGCGGAAAAGCAACGTCAGATGTTCCTGCCATTTCGCCATCACCTGATAGCTGTTCTCCTCAATCTGCTCGCGTTCGGCCTGGTCAATTACACCATCCGCGGTTGCTTTACGCAGAAACTGTGAATGTCTGCCGATCCACTCAATGGACTCCATCAGGCGCTGGTTAATATCGGCGTTGTCCACATCCTCAATATCTGCCAGCGGTACAAAGACCCCGTTCGAGTGGCGCGCTATCGCATTGGCGATATGATTTGACCCACCAGCCCGTTGCAGGACCATTGCCCATCCGAGCGGGAAAATCTGATCACCATCAGCACGTAAGCGGTTAAATAACGCGTTTTCTGTAACATCCAGCCATTCCGCTGCCTCTACATAACCGCCGTCCAAATCAGTGATAGTTTTTTTGATCGCAGCTACCAGCCAAGCTGGCTGCTTATCAACTTTCCATTCAGGTTCATTCATTGTTCAATACCTCTGTTGGTGCCGAACGCTCCTTCGGATATTCTTGGTTTTCCACACCTAAGGACCGAAGGAGGTTCTGTATGGCAATTGATTTCGCTAAGATCTTCATCTCTCATGTTCGTAATGTTTCCAAAGCCAATAAGTGGTTTACAGAAGGCGAAGCAGTCCCTACCTATCGGTCCTGGATCCGTGCTGAGCAGTTGCTGCGACTTGACGTTGTTCTGGTTAAGCACAGAGAGCGCTTTTCCGCTCCTTGGGAGCCTCTTTTCGGACGTAATGGAATTACTCATCTTCTTGCGACTCGTTACGGCTGGTCACCTGAGCAAGTAAGGATGCTTTCTTTCGCTGATATTCTTCTTTCCCTGCAGCAAGATCTGGCAGAAGTGAATATCCCACCGGAGGTACTGGCCCTTCCTGAATACGTTCGCCAGTCTGACGAGTTCGAAACTCTCTCCCGAGGTCAATATCGAACTGAATTGCCACCTTGTCAGGAGCATGAATGGGATCATACGATTGCTGAGAGAGACCAAGGTCTGCGTAAGCCACAATAAGTTCTTCAGCAGCTTCCAACTCGGTGACCGCACTACGATGTTCATCCAGTTTTTCCTGCTGAAATGAGCAGTACAAAATGGCATTGGCTTTTCCAATGAGCCAGTCTGCTAAATCACGCCCTTCCAGCCCGCCGGCCCAAACGTGCGGGCTGTCTTTGAACACCTTCAGAGTTACTTCGTTATTGCTATTATTTTTGTCTGTTAAATTACCCACGGCTTACCCCCTATCTCTGTGGTTTCTGTTACACCCCTGAAGCGCTATTGTTCTGATTAGCACCCTCGCCATAGAGCAACCAATGAGGATCGCAATGTAGGGCTGAAGACAATTCGATGATGTAACGGGGCCTCTTAGTTAAACCCGCCTCGATCGCTTGTAATGACTGCTGGGTCATTCCGACCAATTCAGCCAATTGCGCTTGTGAGAGATTCATCTCTTCACGTTTATTCTTTAATCTTTGAGAAATTGATTCCATAACACCCCCACAGTTTTATCTGTATTTTTGAACAGATATTACTGTTTGTCAATCACAGTTTAAACTGTGACCATGAGGCCATGGGAATGGAGGAGCTATGAGCCTTGCAGAACGCGTAAAGCAAAAAAGAATCGAACTTGGTCTTACTCAAGAGCAAGCAGCTGAAAGGGCAGGAATAAGGCAGCAATCATGGGCCAGTATTGAGGATGGAAAAACTAAAAAGCCTCGCAACATTGTAGGAATAAGCAAAGCTCTTAAGTGTGACCCAACATGGTTGATGAACGGTGGACCTTTCATGGCACTTTCCGATGTGAATTCTAGGAAAGTACCTTTGAACAGTTACGTCCAGGCTGGGGCATTAGCAGAAAAACACCCTATTGATGCATTTGATGGTAGCTTCGAATACATCATGACAGACCTTGATATTTCTGAGTTTACTTTTGCACTAAGGATAGAAGGTGATTCAATGGAGCCTGACTTTAAAGAAGGCGACATTATCATTGTTGATCCAGAGTTAGAGCCTGTTCCGGGAGAGTTTGTTGTTGCTAAAAATGGTGATAATGAGGCTACTTTTAAAAAGTACCGTCCAACATTTACCGATATTTCAGGCCGCCAGCAATATGAACTGGTCCCCCTTAATGACGACTATCCCACAATTAATAGCTCTGAACGCCCGTTGAAAATTATCGGCGTAATGGTCGAACATAGAATTTACAGGCGAAAAAGGTAAATCCTTCCTCACATGAACCGGCCAGCGCCGGTTTTTTTACGTCTTTAGTTTCATAAAAAACAATAAATTACAGTTTTTTTAGTTAACACCACAGTTTAATACAGTTTTGACTGTTGACGAATTAACAGTTTTATCTGTATTATTAGTCCATCAACAGCGAACAGGCAGGACGCCCACGAAGTAGCCGCCCGGGGCATACGAAGACCGGGATGATTCGCAGGCACGAAAAAGCGCCCCGTAGGACGCTTCGCTCTTTAACAACCTGGGTATTCCGATTCTACAAGTCTCGGTAATGCATTTTGTCTTTACCATAAGCCGCATTACATCTTTGACACTGGATCTGAGAAAAATGTTCTTCTCGACCAGCGTGGAAAAACGTCGAAGAGCTTGGCTGCAAGATAGATATTACACGTTGGTTAAAGCATTGAGAACAATAGTAAATAATAGTTTCTTCGCCATCTATTATTTTTTTTACTGAGTAGACTAAGGCTCCAGTATCAAATTTTTTCAAAACAAAATCAGCGGTTTGTTTTTCAAAGTTCTCAAACTCAGAAATTTTATCTTTGAGATGCATTACCTCTTCGTCACGAAGGCGGATCGCATCACCGAGCGAGAAACACTCGGCCTGAAGAGTGATTAGCTTACCCTGAAGATCAACAGTTGCAGCTTTAACTTCTGCATCAGTTTTGGCGCCATTAATAACTTTGACAAGACCGGCAGTCTCTTTGATAGCGGCCATAGCCGCAGATAATTCAGCTATCACTGTAAATACTCTTTTTTTCGTTGGGGATACCCAGATTAACCGAATCCTTGTCGTTGGGGAATAACCAGGATCCACCTCGCCTGATGTGGGTAAAAGCAGGCACACAACATGAAAGCGCATTCCATCTTCCATCGGTCGTGGGGACTGGTTTGTTACTGAAGGAGTGCGCTTCCAGTTGTGAACGGCAATATTCGCAACCGTTGTATGGCACATGCAGCGTCAGCGGCCTGAGAGTCCCTTGATCCATGCGCTCTCAGGACAACCGGAATGTGCAAATCAGTGTCTGTATGCACGACAGCGATCCACCATCGTGGCGATACGGTGTGACACCCCGGAAGAGACGGGGACACAACAGGAAAGAGCACTGAAGATGCCAGGAAACGCCCTACCGCCTGGCAGACAGACGGGTTATCCCGCAAGGGGTGGCGGCAGTGCTCTTACCGTTGTGGTAATGCGGCTCAGCGCTCGCGGCGAGGCCAGTTCATTCAACATCTGAAATGAATACGTTCTTAATAGTGTAGCGCCGCCGGTAATGGCTGAGCCGGCAGGTGGAGGCACCACCGCCACAACCTCGTTTACTGTGCTGTGTGTAGTTTGGCGGTACCAGTTTGTTTCCCTTTCTGGTACCGCCCTTTTTACACAAGACACAAGAGCATCACCGGGCGACGGGCTCATAACCCAATCCACCCGGGCGGCTGCTAACCGCAGATGCTCTTCTGTGTTGTGTATGGAGAAAATTCCGGCGGTTGCAGCCGCCTTTCATGAGGGTAAAAACCATGAGTAATGATCGCATGACAGTAGTGCCCGATTTTCTGGGCGAGCTCGATGCCGGCGTGTTCATGAATAAGATTGCGGCGGCGCTCAATACCACCGCACTCGGCGTTCTGAACAACGGCAACAAAGGCAAGGTAGTCCTCACCTTTGATTTTGAGCGTATGGGCAACTCTGTTGAAGAGAAGCGCGTCAAGATTAAGCACAAGCTGAACTACAGCACTCCTACTCCCCGCGGCAAAGCGTCCGAAGAGGACACTACCGAAACCCCTATGTGGGTCAACAAAGGCGGTAAGCTTACCATCCTGCAGGAAGATCAGGGGCAACTGTTCGGGATCACCGGCACGGTAGATGGAAAGCTTAAAGCGGCTCAGTGATCCGCACCAACAAATTCACTGATACCACTTCGCTCATCAGTTAATAAGGAATTTTTATGTCTCAGTTAGACACCGGTACTTTTCAGCAGGTTAAAGAGCTCGTGCTTTCCGGTTATCATCTGAACGATATCCCCGGCCTGGCCTGTCCGACGACCATTCTGCCGGACGGTACTACCGTAGCAAGCCTTGAACGTTTCGCCCTGGAGCGTTTCCGCTTCCGTGGTGTGATGGACACGACCAGCATTGATGATTTCGTTCGCTATTCCGTTGTTTATGCCCAGGAAGAAGAAAAAGCACGTTGCTTTATCGATGCGGACAACATGCTGGCGCGCTCCATCTTCAATATCGGCACGCTGGTTAACCCAGGCCACGCTGATAATGTAGCTTCGATCAAACTAAAAAAAACCGCCCCATTCCGCGCGTTACTGGCGATCAACGGCGATCACCTTAATCAAAAGCAAATCGCCGAATGGCTGGAAGACTGGAGCGACTATCTCACTGCGTTCGATGCCGACGGCAATACGATGAAAATTGCCCATGCAGCACAAGCAGTTCGCCGCGTCACTATCCAGCAAACTAACGCCGCCGATCATGAAGACGGTGATTTCAGCGGCAAAAAATCGCTGATGCAAAGTGTCGAAGCCAGCAGTAAAGATGTGATGCCGGTGGCGTTCGAGTTCAAATGCGTACCGTATGAAGGCCTGGGTGAACGTCGTTTCAGTCTGCGCAACAGCCTGCTGAAAAGTAGCGACCCGGTGTTTGTTCTGCGCATTGTCCAGCTGGAGGCGCAGGAAGAAGCGATTGCCAATGAGTTCCGTGATCTGCTGGTTGGCAAGTTTGACGGCAAGCCGGTAGAAACCTTTATCGGCAACTTCCAAGCCTGATTCAAACCCTGATTGCTCAGCCTTAAATCCCCGTAGCTGCGGGGATTTATTGAAGCGTAATCCTGTAATTAATCGCCAACTGGCGAGGGATTACTACACCCAAAAATCAGCGCTGTGCAGGCGTAAAGTATGGAGAAAAAAATGAGCTTTATTCAAACCTTTTCAGGCAAGCGTTTTAATTATCTCGATATCCAGCAACACGCTATCGATATTGAAGATATTGCGAATGCCTTATCGAACATCTGCCGCTTTGCCGGTCACCTGCCTGAGTTCTATAGCGTCGGCCAGCACAGCGTTTTAACGAGCCAACTGGTACCCCAGGAATTTGCGCTTGAAGCGCTGCTGCATGACGCCGCCGAGGCATATTTGCAGGATATCCCTGCCCCATTGAAACGCCTGCTTCCTGACTACCGCGCCATTGAAGATCAGGTTGATGCAGCTATTCGCCAAAAATTCGGCCTGCCGGCTGAGCAGCACCCGACTGTTAAATATGCCGACCTGGTGATGCTGGCCAGCGAACGTCGCGATTTTGAGATCGATGACGGCACCCACTGGCCGATGCTCGACGGCATTATTCCTACCGACCAGTTTGTGATTAACCCCATCCGCCCGGGCCAGTCTTACGGCATGTTCATGAATCGCTTTAACCAGCTGATGGAGCGGCGTTAATGACACATATGAAAGTGAAAGAGTTGGTTGCTGCAGCTAATGCTGCGGCACCTGACCTGCCACCAGCAGCAGCCCAATTAATGCGGGATATCGCGTCAAGGCTGGATGTGACCTTCGTTGCCCTTACCGAGGCGATGGATCAGAACACAGCTATGGCGGCTTTGCTATCAAATCAGAGCGGAGCTAGCAGCAATGGCTAAAAACTCAGTGGACGCATACGGCGCAAGCGGCAAAAGCAACGTTCTGTTTTTCGAACCGGAAAAGCTGTACCTGGTGACCGATAAAGCGCACCCGCTTTACGATGAGCGTATTCACCTGCCCATCAACGAGGCGATGGTGTTGAACATCATGGATCAGGGTGTGCTTGAGCCGATTATTATCTGGAAGGATCCTGAAAGTGGGATGACCTGTGTGGTTGATGGCCGCCAGCGCGTGCGTCACACCCTGGAAGCCAATAAGCGCCTGGTTAAATCGGGTGAATCCCCGCTGCTGGTTCCCGCAGTTGCAAAACGTGGCTCTGCTGTTCGCATGGCGCTGGCCGCAATGGACAGCGAGCCACACCCAGACGACGAACTATCTAATTTGCTGTGGTACTCACAAGAGGCCACCTGTCATTCAGATCCGAACTACTACTGTGAATTTCAGCGCCTGGCAACACCTGGATTCATTGCCGGGATAATTCTTGAGCTACAGGAACGCCGCAAGGCCGACAGCGAGCTGGCGATTATTATTGGTGATGATGGAGGTGATGCGCTCGCTTATCGTCGTCTTATCCAGTCGTTTTCGCCTGGGACTAAGCTCTATCGCCACGCGCAGCCAGCGCCGGTAGTGCCGGATGAGATGGCTATCACAGAGGATATGAATCTCTATCAAAAAAGCTTCGCCCAGGGTCATAACGCCTGCCGCGCCGCCATACTCCAGGCTGGCAACTCTCCGGTAATTCCGGATGGTTGGAAACTGGTTCCGGTCGAGCCGAACGGCGACATGCTGGCGGCGGCTCAAGATGCATACGGCGAAACTGAGGGCGATATCGCAAGCACGCTCCGCGCTGCCATCGCAGCCGCTCCGCAGGAGGTGAAAGGTGAGTAAAGAAGAGCTTTTCCAAAAGTTACAGGTACTCACTACCGAGTTCCACACGATAGCCTGTGAGTTGGATATTGGTGATGAGCGTACCGAGATGTTCGAATTGTATGAAGTTCTGCGCCGCATTCAACGCCGTGGCGCAGCTGGTGAAATGCTGGCTGCAACTAACCCGCTGCTATGCCCGGGAATTGTGGATGATGCGGAGTGGACGGATATCGACGACGAGGATGACGACTGATGCCCAGCAAACTAAAACGGCGCCGATGGCGGCGGATGCGAGAGGACTTGGCCTGGTATAAAGCAGAAGCCAATGACTGGAAAACCATTGCCTTTGAGCATGCTGCTGAACTATCAGTTCTTCGCCGGCACCCGATTCACATACCACTGCCAGTACTTGTTCCTGTTGAAATTATTAACCAACTAGATAGAGGTAAACACATAGACCACCCATTATGTAAAACCTGTAATGACGGCCTCCGAGGTGGTTGCTCGTCATGTGCTTATAATATTCGATAACCGGGTGCAGCCGGTGTATGGAGAAAAAATGTCACGTATGGTCTCTTTACTCGAATGGGCGAAAGATGAATTCGGTAGTGAAGCCCCTAGCGAGCGAGTATTAAAAAAGTACGCTAAAGGTCAAATGATAGCGCCACCGCCGATGCGAGTCGGACGGCGCTGGATGGTTGACAGAGAAGCTCGTTTTATAGGTGTAGTTGCTGAACCTCAACTTCCAATAAATGTTAACCCAAAATTGAGACGGATAATTAACGATGGCAGCTAGACCGCGTACTCATAAAATCTCTATCCCAAACCTATATTGCAAGCTTGATAAACGCACCGGTAAGGTTTACTGGCAATACAAGCATCCTATTTCGGGGCGTTTTCATAGCCTCGGCACGGATGAGGTGGAGGCAAAGCAGGTGGCAAGCGAAGCAAACACTATCATTGCAGAGCAACGCACTAGGCAGATCCTTAGTATTAATGAGCGTCTATCACGCATGAAAGGAAACCGCACGGACATTACAGTTTCAGCATGGCTTGATAAATATGAATCCGTGCAGAAGGAAAGGTTGAAACACAACGAACTTCGTCCAAACTCTTTTCGGCAGAAAGCAAAGCCTGTCAGACTTTTTCGTGAACATTGCGGCATGCAATATCTGAAAGATATTTCAGCACTAGATATTTCTGAAATAACAGATACTGTTAAGGCTGAGGGCCATAATAGAATGGCTCAAATTGTTCGCATGGTATTAATCGATGTTTTTAAAGAGGCGCAGCACGCCGGACATGTTCCACCTGGCTATAACCCTGCTCAGGCCACTAAGCAGCCACGAAATAGGATTGCAAGACAACGTTTATCACTGGAAGAATGGAGAACTATTTATGACTTCGCCGAACGCCAGCAACCATATTTGCAGTGTGGGATGTTACTCGCATTAGTAACTGGTCAACGCATTGGTGACATATGCAATATGAAGTTCTCAGATATCTGGGATGACATGTTACATATTGAGCAAGAGAAAACTGGCACTCGTCTCGCTATTCCTCTTTCTTTAAGTAATGAAGCATTAGATATTTCACTACGCGATGTTATATCAAAATGCAGAGATGCAGTGGTTAGTAAATACCTTGTTCACTTTCGACATACCACTTCCCAGGCTAACCGTGGTGATCAGGTATCCACGAAAACTCTGACTTCAACATTTAAAAAGGCTCGGGACAAAAGTTGTCTTGAATGGGATGAAGGCACCGCCCCAACGTTCCACGAACAGAGATCTCTTTCAGAACGCCTATATCGGGAACAAGGTATAGATACTCAGAAATTATTGGGACACAAATCCAAAAAAATGACGGATAAATACAACGATGACCGGGGTAAAGAATGGCTCGTTGTAGGTCAAATTGCCGTATGATTTTAAGCCAGTTTTGGGGAGGAATTGTGGGGAATGTTTTAGGGAAAGATTTTGAACGGTCGTAAAAAGGGAGCCACCAGACTCCCTTTTATCTCTAACCAGCAAGCGCTGATCATATGTTCGTGATGATCGCGTCGACAAACCCTTAACATTTCAGCAGATTAGCACCTTACATTAGACGTTAAAAGTCGTAGGTCACGGTCTTGGCAGCGATTGCGCCTTCGGTGCCTTTAACGTTCAGGTATGCGACTTCGAACCACTGCATGCGTAGTGGCGCAGCATTAATTAGATGGTTCACGCACAAGATATTGATAAATAACAACAATTTAATAATTTTATTATAAATAAACTGGCTTTTAGATCTATCCTAACCTATTGATTATCAATGTATGTTTTTTGGTTTTGATAACCCTTTTAGAGGGCAAAAACAACTACCTGTACCTATCAACCACTTCTCGACAAAGGAATTGTAAATCTTGCACATCATCTTTATTAATCAATAAGTCACTGTTCTTTCCCACCATTAACTCAAAAAATACTGTTCAATATATTCAAAAGGATACAGCTTGCTTCTATCCCAATGGTGAAGGGTTTACAGTCACAAAGTTCATCTATGACTGAAAAATGGATGTATGAAATTGGGTCTATATAAGGTATTACCAACAATTTTAGATGATGCTCAGCCGAAGCTAAATTCCATTCAAGTCAGAAAAACAGTTACTTTTTATTAAAGAAATAAAACAGTCCAGTAGTTGAAATAAATACCAAAATAGCTGAAACTGCTATTTTAACATATGGCAATACCACTGTTATTTCTTTATCACTTGAAAATGCAACAGCCAAGAAAGCCATTACACATAAAAAACCAAAAGCTAAAGCGCTTTTCAAATTCAATCTTAAAGATAACTCTTGGGATACTGTGTACAAATCAAAGCTTGTATTATTATTTTTCTCTTCATCTTTTTTTTCGCTTATATCTTCTGTCGCCTTTACACTTGAAGTGTCTTTTTCATTAGAAACTATTCTATAAGACAAAAAGTTTGAATGTTTAAAGAATGGTACCGTTTTTATATTTAGAGGTACAAAAATATCATCAAATTCAACAGATGATTCTATTGGGTTGCAATGTGAAATTACAACATCATCCGGATTACAAGTCATGAAGATCTTTTTTCTACTGTCATCAAGATTCGCTAATCTTAGATTCACTGTATACCTATCGCCGTGATATACTTCATAAAAACAACCTTTGCTTTGAGGGTTATATTTTGGTATAACCATCTTTCCTTTAGAATCAAATATTCCTTCAATGGAGTAGAACACCATATCTGGGAAGGCATCTTTTACTTTGTAAACTCTACTTCTCCAATTACTATAATAATCTACATCATCGCATTCAATATATTTAAAATATAGTCCTTCATCACCTTCATCACGGATGTTTGCATTAATGTAATCACCTAACTCCATTCGTACGTGATAAAGTTCCGTCATTTCGCTCCAATCAAATGCTACAATTTTTGCCCGTCGAATAGATGTGTGTTTTAATTTTTTATCCTGATCAGTTTGTGCTACGTTGCCCTGCGTAAAATAAATAAACACATCGCGACCTACCATTGATTGCCTTTGTTGATAAATAGCTGGTTCAACATATTTCTTTTTATACCTAAAATGAACAACATCCCCCTCAGGAAGACTTAACACTTTAAATATATCAGCTTTATACTGTTCTCTGAAATCTGAGCTAAACGCAGCTATAACTCTCATAGTAATATTTCCCCCAAAAGACGTTCCCAGCGAAATTTTTTCAGCTTATATATCTCTAATTCATCCCGAACTATCCCATCCCGTTTCCCTTTTTCAACCCAACGATTATGAGGATTAACAATCCCAACCAATTCCCATCCCGCGCCTCTTAAAGACGCACCGGTTTCACTGGTTAAAGTGTAAGTGATGATTTTGTGCCCACCCATCATTTTCCAGATAGAGCTGCATCGGCTAACAAGGAATGAGCATGTACCCTTGGGTGCCTTATCACAGACACATAGGCGTGTTATTTCAGCGGTAAAACCATCCATATAAGTTGCCGACACTGGATTTCCAACAATCGCAACCCCAACCAACTCCCCAGACTCGATATGATAGGCCGCAATAGCCCACCTTCCCGAATTTCTGGTCGTTGCTCTGTGGTGTCTATGGTGAACGGATACAAATTCATTCGCTTTTTTTAATGTTATAGGCTTAACATATACTACTTTCGCCACAACTCACACCTTGTGATATTTTGTTTGCCACCGTTATAAACATACAAAATTTCTATATTTTTCACAACTGCAAAAAATACACCCTGCAATAAGTTATTCTTAATAAATGGCTACGACAGCCTCTTAAGAAGATAACAATGGCAACAAATTGACAGTCCTCTTCACTTAACAGCGATAAATCACTGTATATTGCTGAGTATCGTTACGACAATGTAAGTATCCCTGCAAAACAAACCATTCACTTTTAGAGATCTTCCGGCATAGGACCGGGATAAAGACTGGCTCGTTGCAGGTCAAAAAATCGTATAAATTTAAGTCAGTTTTGGGGAAGAATTTTGGGGAAAGTTTTGGGGAAGAATTTGGGAGGGTCGTAATAAAAGGGAGCCACCAGGCTCCCTTCTGTCTTTAATCAGCGATTTCTGATTACATGTTCGCGATGATCGCGTCGCCAAACTCGCTACATTTCAGCAGTTTAGCGCCTTCCATCAGACGTTCAAAGTCGTAGGTCACGGTCTTAGCGGCGATAGCGCCTTCGGTGCCTTTAACGATCAGATCTGCGGCTTCGAACCACTGCATGTGGCGCAGCATCATCTCAGCGGACAGAATCAGAGAACCTGGGTTCACTTTATCCTGGCCGGCATATTTCGGCGCAGTACCGTGGGTCGCTTC